AGTACGTGCTTGCTGTTGCTCTCTTCTGGTAGTTGTTCAAGAAATCGTCAATGGACAGCAAAGCCTGAATACCGTACAGGTCTCTAACAGCGCTGTTCTTCACGATCTTGCGCTTCTGTATGCCCGTGAGTCCGCCCAGCGAGATCTGCCACACTCTGTTGGTGGAGTGTTGCCGAATCGGTCGGTTGCCCAGGGTGCGTCGCATCGTGACGGCTGGAACCAGCCGAACGGACTTGAACCCCGGCTGATTGGGCATCACGATGCCTGAGTTGAACGAACCGCCGATATACGCCTTCAACGAATAGCGGATAGCCCCTACCGACGTCTCGTTGTAGAGTTGGAGCGCCTCGGAGTCGTTGGCCTCGACCGGAGTTACTCCTGCCGAGGACGCTCCTCCTACGGGAGACCCTGTAGCTCCCTTGGGGGCAACATAGGTTAGACCGGCCTCTCTCGCCTCTGCGAAACCGTCCTGAGAGGGAATCAGGGCCATGGACCACCTGCCTAGACGTCCTCTTCAGGAACGCGCTCGAACTTCAGAATAGCAGATGTGAGGCCGTCAGGTACAGCGGCCGGGGAGGAAGCAGGCAGCGTAGCCAACATCGGCGTGGGCGCCGTCAGCGACGCCAGCATGACTGCCACAATCTGAGCGGCTGTTGCCGGCGGAACAGGAGCAGAAAATGCCGTCTGCTGGCTTTGCGCCACAACGAGCAGCTTGTTCACCAAGTCAACACAGTCGGACAAGGTGCTTTGCAACGACTCCAGGTAATCCACCAGCTGCTCTCCGTGAATGGCTGACTCTACTGTTCCTTCTGCATTTGCGGTGCCCAGCACCATCTGGCCGCCTGTCCCGCTCACCTGCAGCCGAATGGACGGAGCCTTCATCCGGACCGTCTGAGCGCTTGCCAGAATCGCGGCTGGTCCGTCTTTGTACAACGCCGTGTCTCCAGGCGACGCTTTGCCGTCCGTAGGGGCGAACGCATTTCCGGGGTCATTCTCCGTAGCCTGCCCGACAGACAGCATCTGAGATGCCACCGCGTTGCCGGGGATGATGCCAAGCACGACGCCGGGTCCTGCCATATTGGCACCCCCCATGAGGGCAACCACCACTCTCGTCCCTGCCTTCAGTAGGCCCAGCCCTCCGAAGCCGTCTCCTGACCCTACTCCGTATACAGAAATGGCGCAGTCCTTCACGACCATGCCGGACGCCTCTACCACCACGTCGCACACAGGAGCTGTATCCTTATTGCGAGACGCTTGTACTCGGGCAAAGTATAGCACGGTGTCTCCTACTTAGGCTTAGGCTTAGGCACAAACGGTGTGTACTTGCCTCTGATGTCGTAGTGCACGAACGCACCTCGGCCTTCAGGATACAGACACAGCCCGCCCGGGATAATTTCCTTGTCCTTGATCATCTGCAAAAGAAGAGCATATACGGCAGACAGCGCCATCCCTTCAATGCGAATGTCTGCAGCTTTTGCCAACAAGTGCTGAGATCTGACGGCGCCTCCAACTTTCGTGTTTCGTTCCTTGCTGCGGTATCCGCTGACAATCGTGATGGGCTTTCCTGTCTTGTCTCTAATCTTCTGCAACTGCTGAGCAAGAGTGTACAGGTTATTCCATAGGTTGTTTCCTTCGCTATCTTGTCTTGGAGGCAGGGTTCCGTCTGGCTTTGAGGCAAACTCTCCGGCAACAAAATCCGTAGTCAGCTGCGTATCCGCCAGCAGTACGTTATTGTCGTAGTTGGCCAAAACCTGAGCCTGCGCCAGCATGGCGTTCACAGGAATCGCCGACTTGTCCAGAGAGAAGTTCAGCGTAGCGGGCTTGCTACTCGGAACAATAGACGCCGTCATAACAGATGCAGCATACTCAGGAACGTCTGGAGATGAAGTAACTCTAGACAGCGTCAGGCTAGTAAAGAAAGACGTAGCGGCTCCGGATCCCTCTCCCTCTACTTGAAAACTGTGGGTAACTTGCTCTACATACCCAGTGAGTGTGCCGTTAGCTTCCGTATACACAGTCATCCACACGCCCTGTCGAATCCACGGCCTAAATCGACAGGAGACAACAGCCTGTCCATACTGCTCTGCTTCCCCTAGAACAGCCCACGCCAGTTCCGTGATGGCGTTGTTGTAATCTAGTACGTCGCTCGTAGGCAGAATAGCGGCCGCCTGCTTCACAAAGGCAGTGTCTCCAAAGGCCAGTTGCAAGACGTTGCGCAGGCTTGCGCCTACTGCTGTTCTTGCCAACGCTGTAGTAGGGACAAAGAACGGCCAGCGAATAGTAGACGGGCGCAGACCGTGATACTCCACAGTCTTTGTCGTTCTCACCAGAGGAGATCCAACAAGGCCGTATGAGTTGTTTCCGGTAACAGGTCCGAAGTGAGCTCCGTACACCAGGTTGCACCTGTTGTTCTCGGAATAGAGCAGATCCACTCCGGTAACGTCGCCAACAGGGACCACGAACGCGTTCTCGAAGCCCTTAGGAGACACCTTGGTGACAGTCTGAGCAATGCCCAGTCGCTCGCAGGCGGTAGGTGAGCTGCTTCTGAAGTACTTGTCCTTGATTGTCTTCCGGCTGATGGCCGCGGTGATCACAGGCTTGAAACGATACACCAGGCACAGTCTTCCGCCGATGCTGTCTTCGCCCAGGTCGGAAGATCCCGGAACACGAGGCTCGAAACTGGGAAACATCTCGACCAGTCGAGGATCGGCTCCGAACAGGCCGACCAGTGCCGAGATGACCGATGCCCCTGTAGGCAACGACATGTGCTGTCGCTGATTCCCCGGTACAGCAATACACTGGCCTTTGCGCAATGGCGCATACTTTGCTGTGGTCTCTTCGTTCCACACAACGCGAATGAACTCCCCCATCCTCTTCTGACTGATCGAGTCGGGAAAGCGTGTACGAACAAGGCTCAGCCATAGGTCTTCGAGCAGGCTGCCCATAGGCTTATTCAGCAGTGTCCCTAGAATGGACGTCATAACCTGACCCCAAGAGTTCAGCTGGTACACGAACCCTTGAAGGCCAAATACATTGTCCGTTGCGGAGATCTGTAGACTGGACCTGTCCAGAAAGGACAAGAACGACTCTGAGGCGATGTTCACCGAGGCAATCTCGGCTGCCGCTCCTGGTCCCCCGACCGTCTCAGAGACAAGCACGTCGGTCACGTGGGTTAGCGACCACCCTTGCTTGCTGTCGTCGACGTTCCTGCCGTGAATGAGCAGCCACCAACCTGTGTTCGGTTGGCGTCCCCACTGCGGCCTCGACTCTGCATCCTGCTCGTTGGTGATCGGATCCGGCTCGCTGGTCGGGCGCAGACGGACAACCAAGCCCGGCAGCAATTGCTTCAGTTGTCTCCTCGACATCTGAAGCGTCACCGTGGCACCGTTTCCGGCCAAGGATGTGCCGTGCGACCAGCGGCCAGACACAGCATACGACGTAAGATCGACCACAGGCTGCTTTCCCGGCAGTGACGGACTGCTGGACCTATCCGGGTCCAGAGGTTGAGCTATTGCGAGAATGCGGTAGTCCATGGACTAAAAACCCCTCGGAGGCGCCTGCATGTTGTCTCTCCAGTCTCCGTACTTTCCGCTGCCTATTCTGTCTGCTGATGCTCCAACTCCGGCCTCGATGGCGTTGCGCGTTCCTCTTGCTCTCTCCTCGATGTTGGCGTTCAGTTTCTCCATATTGGTGTTCATAGCCTTCAAGGTCTCAACAAACGTTCGCATCTCAGCGTTCGCTGCTGCTGTCATAACAGGAGTATCTGACGCCTTGCTCTCTGGCGCAATAGCCTTTAGCTCCTCTTTGCTTACGCCCTGTAGCATCTTCTCGGCAGCCTCATCTCCTGCGATGCTAGACAACGCAGCGTACGCAGCATCGCCTGTTCCTAGTTGAGACTTGACTCCCTCCAGCGCTTTGTATGGGTCGTTGGACCACGATCGCAGTCTCTTCTTGATGTCTTTCCAGGATCCCCCTTCGGCTGCTGCTGCTGCCAACAGGGAGGTTTCTCCAAGTCCTTGTCCAACATCCAGCATCTTCGACGCCCCGCGTGCCGTGGACATCAGAGACGTCGTAGCGCTTAGAGCATACCCCGTAGGTATCCCGCCCATGTTTCCTAGATTAGCAGAGAACCTCGCGGTATCCGCTACGTTCTTGTCCGTAAACCCGATACCAAGCTCGTTCTGTCCTTGGGCGTAGGACCCCATACGGCTCATGTACTCTGTGGCTCTGTCTCCTGTGAGGCCCAAGGCGGTGGCACCGCTGTACGCAGACCCTACAGCAGCGTTCGTCGCTGCCGCTCTCTGATCCATACCGACGTTCATGCCTACCTGGGCTCGCAGGTATGCCTGCACACCCGGTCCGATCCCTTGGGCGGCCAGCGCCAGGGACTGCCGAGTAGCGTCCGCGCTGCCGGCACCTGCGAGTCCTGTTCCGACGTCCAACTGCGTCATGTTGTAGACCGACTCGCCCGACTTGAACCCGAACTGTGCCCCTATCGTGGACGCCTCCGAGATCGCCGACTGCACGCCTGCGCCTGTTCTGTCGGTAAGCCCACGAGCTGCAAGCGAAATCGCTCCAGGTCTCTCCAACTGAGCCATCGCTAGAGCTCGAGATAGTCCGCGCTCGCTGGCTTCTGCGTTGATCCCCATGATGGATCCGGCACCATACGCCAGGGCGCCGCCGACGACCGCGTAGGGGTTTCCCGTCGCCATCGCCCCGATCCCTACCGTCCGCAGGGATGAGCCGGCCATGCGTTCATCGGTGAACGCTCCCTCGGAGTAGTAGTCTGTGGCGATTCCCGATGCAGCGCTCACGGCGACCATAGCGCCCATGCGGAGCATGTTCACTTTCTCTTGGTATCGCTGCTTTGCGGCATACGTGGGCAGCTTGTCGGGTAGAACCGTCGTCACCTTTCCTGAGATGTCGTCATCCATCTCGAAAGCCTGCAAAGACTTTCCTCCCTCGTCAATCAGCCCACTTCCTCGCATAGCACTGATCGCTCGGGAGTACCTGCTCGAGTAGGGGTTGCGCATGGCGCGAAAAGCGCCAATGAGGTTCTCTCCTCCAGCCATTGCTCGCCGGGCCGCTGCCAAGTCCTCCCTCAAGCTCCAGAAGGGTACGGTGACTCTGCTCAGCGACGGGGGAAGGGCCGGAGGGCCGGCTTGTTGCGATTCTCCCCCGCCATCCGACCCACCAGCACTCGTCTGGTGATCCCCTGGCGTGGGCGCTGCTGTGTAGCCACCTCCGGGGTTTGCTGACGGAGTGGGCTGCGTAGTGGACGATGTGGAGGGGCGCTGTCCACCGGGGTTCTGAGACGGCTCCGGCTGAATAGGCTGCGCTGCCGGAGTCCCGCCGCCCGTGGCCGAGCCTGGATTGGGAGACGGCTCGGGCGCGCCTCCGCCCATAGGTGTCGGCTGGCCTGCAGTAGGCAACGCGGCCACCGCTTGGGGAACCGTCAACGTCAACGTGTGCTGACTGCTAGTCCCGGTGGCCATCAATCACCTCTGTTTCCGGCGGCCACCATCTCCTGTACCTGGCGGTCGAACACAGGATCTGACCAGCGCACTCTGCCTTCCGCGTCCACGTACATCGCACCCGTGGCCTGTTCTGCTTGGCGGTCGGTGGTGTACTTGGTCCAGTCCTCGTCAGCCATACTCAGCAGCAGCGCCTCTGCCGCGGTGGCCGCGTCCAGGTCAGGCTCGGTTGGCCTTCCGGGCACGGGCTTGATACTGCTCCAGAAGTTCCCTGATGTCACCCAATTCCGAGTGAATTTCCAGTACTCCGCCTGCCGCTTCGCCTTTGCCCTGTGAACTGTTGCCTCGAAAGTACAGCAGTTCATGCGCCGCCGACGCCCTCCATAGGTCATCGAGCAGTTGCATGTCGGCCTGCAGTAGCGCCCACAGGGCGTCGTCCATCTCCATCAAAGCGGTTACGCGAGCGAGCTTTCCCACGTAAGTGCGCATCTCGGCGGACAGCGTGTCCACACGCACCTTGGCAAAGTGCACCTCAAGACGCGCCATGTCCAGATAGTCGCCTGGCTTCGGCACACGAGACACGACGTGGAACGACCGCTTGTCCCCCTCGTCTGGGACGTAGACCACTGCGTCGAACTCGTGGGTTTGCCCAACACGAGCGGCCCGCTCCTCCACGGGAACGGCTGCTACAGCCTCTTCCGGAGACACCGGCGGGGCTACCTGGCCAGACCTGACCTGCTCCAGCAACTCTCTGCGCTTTCCCGATACCGGAGCAGCCGCTGTTTTCGGCCGAGGAGCCGTAGACGGAACTACCAATCTGTCGCTGCTCACGGAGTCTCCTTACTGCGGATTCGAGTCGATCTTCCGCACGTCGAACGATGCGTTGTTCACGGCCACGCCGCCGGCCGCCACGCCGAAATTCACGCGCGACGCCTTGCAGCCGACCAGCCTGTACAGCACGGTGTTTTCCATCCAGTGATACAGGTCGAGTTGGGCCTCGGGGAAGGCTACCGGCACGCCAGTCTGGATCGTGTTGGGAATGATGCCCAGGGCGGACAGCGACTTCTGATACAGGAAGAACGTACCGAAGCTGGCCGCGCACTTCACCGATACCACAGGGTACTCCTGGGTGAACTCGTCCCCGAGAACGTCGATGGGCGCGTTGTTGAACGCAGTGGTCCCTTGAAAGTTGGTGGCGTATCCCACCTGCTTTCCGTTGTGGAACACGCGTACTTGAGGAGCTGATACGGTCTGCTGGTCTGCCATGTTGTCCTCTTACGCCGACAGCAACGTCACGGTGATGACCGCGAAGTTGAACGGGAACACCGGAACGACGTTGTACGCCACGTTGAAGCGTGACCCGACCTGGGTGATGACCACAGAATCCCAGCTGGTGATCTCTCCGGCAGCCTGCTGATCGGCCAGCCAGCCCTCCACAAGGCCCTTCAGCACTGCCGCGTTGAGGGAGCCGACGGCCGCCTGCCCGATGAACCTGTTGATCTGCGTGCGCACATCAAAGGTCGAAAACAGCCACGACTCCACGGCCGACTGCTCGCAGTAGACGTCATCGGATCCCTGCAGGTACGTGGTCAGACCGCGGAGGACCTTGTAGCCGATCTGGTCCCGAGTCGGAGCCAGAATGCCTGCTGCGATGACTTCCTCGTCGTCCTTGCCAATGGTCCAAGGCTGCTCCGTTCCCAGGATGGGGAGTCGCTGGTACGTGAGCGGCACGCCGATGCCGAGGCCGGCCTTTCCTGCGCCCATACGCAACGCGAAGTAGCGCTCGTCCACGGTCTCGATAGTACCGAGCGGGCTCACCCATCGAGTCTTGTTGAACACTAGCGATCCGTACTGGCTGTTCGCCGTGGCCACGTCGGCCTTGCAGGCATCGAACGTCTCCTCGTGTCGACCCATGAACCACTGCCGCTCGCCAGAGCCGGCGGTCACCGGCGCAGCACGGCAGTGCGCGTCGAGAGATGCCTGAACGTTGGCCACGATGCCCGAATCCACCGGCGTGAAGCCGACCACGATCTGTACGTTCTCGTGCAGCATCTGCTCGAGAACGTCGTCGTAGTCTCCGGACGTGGCCGAGGACTGCGTGCCTCCAGCGAGTTGCACTCGAAGCGTGGTGTTGGCCGCAGAGCCACACGGGTACGGAGGCTTGTTCGACGACCCGGACACGCGAGTTGCGGAGACGTAGCCGGACTTGTTGTTGATCGTCCGAATGAACGCTTCCGTATTGGCGAACACGTTCACCGCAGCGGACCGCGTGTTCTGGCCAGCGGCTCCGTTGTTGTCGAGGACGGCAAGCGCGTACTGCGTGGCCGTCGGCGCAACATTGCTGACGGTCCAGCCGAACGCGCTGAACTCGTTCACCTGCGCCGCGACGTCCACCAGGGTGAGCGCAGGCTCCTGGGTGGACGAGAACGAGAATGCAGTGGCCGTCAGCACGGGAGGAGCAGTGTACGGAGACGTGGCCGTCGCCCAGGTAATGGTCTGGATCTGCGACCAAGTCACGGCGTCGCCGTCGGCCTCGACAACCGCCGTGTCGTTGACTCTGTCCGCATCGGTGAACACAGCAGTGCCTGTGGCGGCATCTCCGTTCAGGTCCAGACCTGTAACGGTGACGGTAAGCGGATTTCCGGCAGTAACCACCTGCTTCAGGATTGCGGTGATCTGGCCAGACACTCGGAGCGCGTTCACAGAGAACGTCTCCGCCACGCCGTTCGCGCCTTTGCACTCCCGCAGCCAGTTCCATACGATGCCGGTGCTGGGGTCGATGGTGAGGACGGCAGTGTCGCCGTCAGCCGTGTCGATCGCCGAGCACGTGCACCGGAAAGCCCCTAGGATGCCGCTGCCGATGCCCGTGATGTACTCGACCGGCATCCCGGCTCCGGCCGCCCGAATGGTGGCAGCCATCCTATTCGTCGTCGCACTCTCCGACGTCAGCTGGACCGTGATGGAGTTCCCTCGCTCCCCCCACAGGGCCGAAGTCAGGCGCACCGTAGGCATTTGAGGAGACGCGTTGTCGTTGAGGGTGGTTCCGGCCTGCGTGCAAGGCTTGGCGCTCACCAGACCAATGCGGTTGGGCGTGCCTGCAGACCCTCCGGCCAGAGCGGCGAAGCAGGTCTGGGCAATGCGAGCATATTGCTGGTCAGCCGGGTCGATGGCGCGGATCTCGGCAGGAGTCCGACACCAGGTAACCTCTCCGGGTTTGAGCACAGGAAACTCGCCGACAACCAGGACGTTTCCGGTCGGAGTGTTGACCGACTGGCTCGACCCGTTGCGAAACTGAGCGTAAGTTCCCGGAATACCGGAAGTTCTTCCTGCGACTGTGACGGTGCTCGGCATGGCCAGCCTCCTAGACTTCTGATGGTGCCACACCACCGGGTATGCCGTCAAGACTCAAGCCCTTCTCGAGAACCAGAATGTCTGTGATGGGCGGGAACGGCTCGTCAAACGTGGCGATGTCGACGTCTCCAGTAATTCTGAAGCTGGCTTCGTAGTAAGTAATGCCGCCAAGTCCTTGTCTCTCAGCAAGATACGCGTACTCCGCAGAGGGAGCAGATGTTCCCAAGTAGTAGATCGCGTTGTACTTCTCTTCGTACATGATCTTCTGAGAGTTGAATAGGATTCCGATAGCGCAAATAACCAACGCTTTGGCCAAGTCTCTAGGGCTGGCGCGACACTCTACCGTAATCAAGAAACTCGCCGTGTATCGAAATACAGGGACATTGTCTTCCGTGGTGGTTATGATCCCACCAATGGGTGCGTCTGTGCTTTGTTCGTTGTTCTGTGCCACAACGATTCCGGGAAATCTAGGCACACCTGACTGCTCTGCCACAACCACCGCAGGGATCTGGTTGGCCGGCGTGACCCCGTCGCTAGAGAATAGCGCCAGGTGGTATGACGCAATCACCTCCGGAGCGTATCCCGGGAACAAGCGACTGAAGGCTGTGTAGTTCACCCGCAAAAGCTCTAGGCCTCTAATCAGAGCGCGAACCACGCTGTAATCTGGACCCCGGGGGGCGTGTGTGTACGGAGTGCTCGTCATGTCAATCTCTCCTCAAGCGCCTTACTGAATGCCGCCTGAGCCAATAGAGCCACGTCGACGTCGATGTCTGCAGCTACAACACTCCAAATATTGGACGGAGACATCTGCGGCCTGATCCAGCCTCCGTTGTCTTCCGTGATCGTCCTGAATGAGCGTACTCCGGAGATCTGCCTGTTCACCTTTCCTGTGACGGCGTTTTCGGCGTACGCTGCCTGCATGTAGTAAGATCGCTCTACAGCGATGTCTACGTGCCTAGTCTTCAGTCTACTCAGCTGTGCGTACGTTTCTGTTCCTTTCTCTTTTCCTAGTCTGTGTCTGAGCGTGCTCTGGAAGTTTGCCCCCTGGTTCTTCCACATTCCTGCATGGATGTTCAGGCGTCCTGCTCGATCTCCCTTACCCGGTCCTGTGTCGACAGGCAGCTTTTTAGCATCCTCCAAAACTTTCTTCATCATTCTTACGATGTTTACTGGCTGCCCAGTCACAGCGTCTTCCAAATACGTTGCTGATCGAGCAGCTGATCTGTCTATAGGAACTACGCGATACCGTGCTCCCTCTTTGGACACTTTCACGCCTTCGGACGAGTCTCTCAACATGTATTCCCGCATGTCGGTCTCGTCCGCTCCTAGCTCTGCCAGCAGCGCTATCTTCTCGTTGGCATCGGGAGAGCCTACTTGCTTAGGAAAGCCGACAGTCACTGTGGCTGTTCCGGGCTCCACTCCCCACAATGAGATGGCCTCCTGATAGCTCTTCAGCATCCAGGCTCGCTTGCTGCCAGCAAGGATCTCAGATGACGCCTCTTTCCATCGCTGTTGAACGTACACGCCCACTTCCTGAGCAGCTACGTCCAGCGCTTCAGAAATGGCTTGGTTTACGTTCATCAGGGTGTTTCTCCTGGCGGAGGGACTGGCGGGAGTCCTGTCGGTGTCTGTTCTCCTAGGTATTCTAGTTGCGCCCAGCAGCAAATAGGCATGGACTGAAACGTGCTGGGCGTTCTTCCTCCTACCCATGTGTCTCTGATGCCGAACGGCATGGACGTGATTCTGTATACGGGGTGCGCATAGTAAGAAACCGCGTACGTATCTCCAGCAGTCGGAGCTCTTTCTGACAAGATGCCTAATGCCCAGTCGATCTTTCCGTCAACTGTTACAGTGAAGTCTACACCCTCTACAAGCACTTGTCCTGCTTCTTGATTGGCAAGCGCCTTTCTCATGCGCAGAACGCGAACGGCGACGTCGCCTGTAGCCAGCTTCAGCGTCTGCTCCGCAACGGGATATCGAAGAGCCTCGATAGTGCTTGTGGACCTGGTTCTTCTCTCCGAAACTACGTATACGGAATGCTGAACCAAGATCCGGTCGCCCAAAGATGGTTTGTTTTCCGGAGCCAGCGTTACTCGAGCAGTGCCCTCGGTGTACTCACCCTCTGGCCGGAACCGCTTGGGGATGTTCCTCACGTCCTGGATAATCGCCCTTGTGGGTGTTGCGCTGTGGATCTCGTAGCTGTTGCCATTGCAGATCGGACACAGCGCCCGCGGCTGCTCTGTGCGCCAGAACTGGCTCAGTGGCTGCGGAGATGGCTGCTGGTAGGCCAGCTGGTTTACGCGGGTGCTACAGGGGCACAGCGAGCACTGCTGCCACACCACCTCCGCCCCCTTCTCGAACAGCAGTTCGCGGAAGCGCATGTCGTCGAAGTCCGCTCGAGGGTACGTCTTGGTCGGCCCTTTGGGAGGTAGGAGCATGTCACACCGCCAAGAAGCCCGATGGCCGCCACTTTCCGCGCAGTTGAGTCATCAACAGCGTGTCCTGCTGCAGGAAGCCGTTGATTCTCCCTGCGTACGCTCCGCCGGCCGCGCCAGCCTTGGTGGTGGACAGATTCTGCAGCAGACCATCCACGGAGATCTGCGTGGACTGCACGCCCGCGCCGGCCACCAGGTCTCCGGCCTGAATCAGGGCGTACATCGAGGCCCTGTTGCCGATGACCTGGCGCATGTCCCACGGCAGGTCGCTGATCACCCAGTTGATTGTCAGTCCGTCGTCGCTCTCGACAGGGGACGGCAACAGGATGTCAAACCCAATCACCGACCTGTTCACAATCTTCGGAGTCATCGCCAAGTCGTGTGCGTTGCCATCTTCCTTGGAGGTGATGTAGACCGTGTACAGCGTTGTGCCGAACACATGCTCGTCCAGAGGCAACACGACCGATGCGGACGACGAGTCCTTAGGGATGTTCGTGGTCCCCTTGAAGTACCGGAAGCCCGCGGTGTAGTCAACGCTCCACCAGCCTGGCATGTAGTACGCAGAGTTCACGATGAACGGATAGAAGATCTGGGAGATCGTCAACGCAGGCGTCAACGCGGATGGGATCATGTGTACGCGCGCAGCTGCCGTGTCCTGGATATCGAACCACGGAATGGGGACGTCAACTACATTCGCTACGCCATACCTCCACAACACCTTGTCGATGCGGTGGAGCGGCCTCTTGCGCAGGTACAGCGGATAGAAGCTGTAGTACTGACCTACTTCCCAATCGTGGCGCTCTTGCTTCACCTGTGTGACGTCTAGGCACAGGTCGAGCTCGCTCTGCATGTTGGCGATGGCGGACTGTAGTGAGTCCTCGAGCAACGACTCGGGAAAAGGCACCTTGTCGTCATCAGTGAGGTCAACGCCTTGAAGGTAGTTGTCCTTGACCCACTGCGTACTGACAATGTCGTTCAACGAGGCCAAGGCCATGGCGGGATCCTCCGCCGCCTAGTTTAGCGGCCGTCGATGAGGAAGTACAAGGGAAGGTCCGCAGTGTTGTCTGCGTCGATGGTCAACGTCAACGCTCCGCCAGCCACCGCTCCTCGCCACCACGCGGCAGCCGTGGGCGATGCCGCGGGGCTGACCAGCACAGGTTTGCCGTTGAAGGCAGCACCGACTAATTGCGTGATGGTCGTCTGCCCATTCAGCACAGTGAGCGTTCCGCTGAGCAGATTACCCAGCGCGGTGTTCGCCGTGGCTGCGTCAGCCAGCGCCTGGGTGGCATCGGCCTGCGCTGACTCAGCCGCTCCAGCCAGTCCGGCCAAGTTCGGGACAGGAGGAATCACCACGATCTGGCCGCTGGTTTCCACCGTGCTGACCAGGCCAAGGACAATCACAGCGCCCGAGGCCGGCGCCGTCAACTGGAGAGCGCCAGATGCCCCTAGGTACACAGGGTCGCCTACCTCGGAACTGCCCGTGTTCAGCGCTGCGTTCAAGAACCAGCGAGAGCCTGTACGGATGTACCCCGTCGCGCCGTCCAGGATCGGCTCATTCGTGACACCGATCAACACATGCGGGCTGTCCGGAGCAGTGAGCGAGATCTTGAGGCGTCCCGTCGACACGTCGAACCCTGCGATGCCAACGGCCTTCTTCGCGGCAATGGTCGACCCCGTTTTGTTGATCACGGGAACGAGCAGCGTGCTCCAGGATGCCGCTTTCGCCACAGGCCCCAGCATCTGCTGCAGAGCAGGGAACCGCTTGAACGTGGTGTAGGAGAGGTCGGTCAGTTGCTGCAACGCCGCGTAATCGGCGTCGCTCAAGCAGTTCAGTTGTGCGTCCAGCAGTTGCATGATTCGGCCTCAAGTTTCGGGGCAGTTACGCCCTTCGGCGGCGTCCGCGGCCTTTCGACGGCTGCGTGAGCGTGTTCAGAAGACCGCGAGCGGTCTCGGTGTCTTTGGCGTTCAGGACAACTTCCGGCGCTTCTTCCTCGAAAGCGTGGTCCTCTACGTCCTCCGCTGGTAGGCCTTCAGCGGCATCCTCCGCGGTCTCCGGGTACTCCTCTGGATACTCCGGAGACCCTTCGGCTTCCCGCGGGCCGTCTTCAACATCCCGAACAACGAACAGAGAGGGAATCGCCTGTGCGTGCGCCAGGTCTTCTCCGTCTGGGTTCGGGTGCAAACGTCCGTCATTTCCCACCTGGAACGTTCCGATGGCCAAACGCATCGATCCGCCAAAGAAGTGAGGAAACGCACTATTGACGAAGCAGCCCAGCATAGTCTCTCCTGAGAAACATCCCGCGCGACGGACGGCGGAGGGGAGGGAGGGGGACACCGCCCGCCGCACGGGGTTCGGTTCGACTTACATGCCGGTGCTGAAGCCGATGTTGTTGATGTAGCGCTGCTTGTTGGCCGCCTTGACTGCCACAGCGCCACTCGAGAAGATGGCGAACGGGATGCGCATCGTCACCTGGGCGAGCGGCACGCGGACGGTGGGCAGGAGGTCATACCAGCACATCTGCTCGGCCGAGAAGTTGGCGATGAGCATCTTGCCGGTATCGTAGCGCTCCAGGTTCTTGTCCAGGATCGCGGTCGAGCCGCCGGTGGTGTACTTGAAGTCGAACAGGTAGCGACAGGTCGATGCCGCACCGTTCTTGGCCGAGCGCCACACGCGGTAGAACGTCGGAGGGTTGCTGCCGGGGTTGGTCACCGTGATGGTGACACCCTGGCCGGCAGCCGAGATCGTGACCGGGCCAGACTCGGCGTAGATCGACGAACCGTCCGCGCTGGTCGCGGCCACGCGGTAGTAGTAGGCGCCAACGTCGCCAGCCTTGAACTTCGAGCCCGACAGGACGCCGGCCGCGATGCTCGCCACCACGGGAGTGGCGGGAGCCTCCGAGCCGGTGGCCACGGTGGGGCCCGAGCGGAACAGGCCGTTCTGCTGGTCCATGAACTTGACCGACTTGACCGGAATGTCGTCGCCATCCGGCGACTTGATGAACAGGCCGTCGGCACCGTAGCGGTAGTCCTTGGTCTCGCTGAAGCCCGTGGTGGTCATCGCGCCCGCACGAGCCTGGTTGATCAGGTCGGTGTACAGGTGGCGGGTGACCAGGGCGACCTGCGGCTCGGCACCAATGGTCGGCTCCATCATCTGCCGGAGGATCTCAGCGATTTCCGGGAACGAGATGGTGGCGCCTTCCTTGTCGGTGTAGGTCTCCACACCGTAGGGATTGACGGCGCTCGCCACGCCCGAGGCGTTCTGGATCTGCGTGAACACGCCGTCAATGGCCAGGTCGTCGATGGCGCTGTTGCCGTACATCGAGTCCAGGTCGATGCGGCGAAGGTTTTCCTTGGCCGCGTTCTTGGTCTCCACCGCCATGTTGTTGCCAAGCAGGCCCGGCGCTTGAGCAGCGACGTTGGTCAGCGAGCGGGTCTCCACCCAGTACTTGACGCGGACGAACCCAGTGCCGAACAGCGACTGGTTGAGCGGCGCGATGTTGCCTTCAGCCGCGCGGCCGGTCAGGTACGGGTTGCCCGAGCTCGACTGCGTGCGCCATTCGTGCACGGTCTGCGTGGCCTTGTCGTGCGGCAGCATCTTGTAGAACTGGTAGTCCTTCTCGGAGTAGCCGGTGAGGTCGGCCACGACCGAGTCGATGCTCTGCGCGTACAACGGGGCCATGTTGCCGCCGTCGGGCGTCATGCTGGCCGGCGTCTGGTAGCCGACCGTTTCCGCCTTGTTCAGGGCGTCTCCGAGGGCGGCCATCTCCTGTCGCATCTGGTGCAGTTGGAGAGCGTCGAGGCTCAGCGGCTGCCGACCGGCGATGACGTTGGTCAGCACTGAAGTGGTGAAAAGGGCGGACATGGGACTCCTGCTGCGATGCCTTACCCGGCACGGGGTGTACTAGTGACGGCTGCGTTCCCTACTTCTGGACCGGCAGCAGGTGTTGAATGCTCTTCAGGCCATCTTTGGCCGGAAGACCGCTCTGGACTTCCAGTCGGGCGTTCAGGATCGCGTCCATGGCCACTCGATTCTCGAGCTTCTTCAGGTCGTCGAGGTCCTTCTCACCCTTCTTCAAACCGTCGAGCGCGTTCTTGGTGATTTCCATGAACGAGCCAACGGTGACCTTGTCATCCGTCGGCTGGCCGTCGAGCGGGCTAGGAACGACTGAGCCCGACTGCTGCGCCTTCGGAGCAGTCACAGGCACACCCAGCTTGTCCGACTCGCCCTTGGCGATGCCGGCGCCCTGCTTGTCGCTCTCGCCCTTGCGCAGGTTGTCGAGATCTGCCTTCATGCCTTTGATCAGTTCGGCGCTCTCTTTCGCGCTCTCCAGGAACGGACGGAGGGGGGCGAGCAGTTCCAGAACGCCCTTCAGAGTGAGGGCGATGCCTGCCTGACCCTTCTCCAGGTTCGGAATGCGCGTGTCGACCAGGCCCTTGGTGAGGGCATTCACAGCGGCGCCGGTGCGTTCAAACGAGGCGGCCAGGTCTGCGCGTTCGCGGCCTTCCTGCTCAGCCTGCGCCATGAGGCGATCGTACTCCTCAGTCTTCATCACGCGGCCGACGCCCTTCTTGACCATCTCGACGGCATCCGCCAGCATGGCCTCGCCCTTCTTGACGTCTTCGTCGCCGTCCGGCTCCATGTGGCCGAGGTCCTTCTCAGCCTTCTCCAGGTCCTCGTCGTCCGCGCCGTCATCGGCATCGCTCGAATTGAACGTGCCTTTGGCGATTGCCTTGGCCTTGTCCTTGTCGACGCCAGCTTTGCGCGCGGCGGAGTACGCCTTCTTGCTGAACTGCTTCATACCGGAGCCTCTGTCGTTGTTGAGTGGTGGGCAACAGCCCTCGCTACACATCAGCCTATCAGTCGAATTCTCTGTCCGTCAACCGACATGGCCAACAAGGGGGCGCAGTCAAGTAAAATAGACTACACGTCAATCGTTTTCTACCGTGAGTCCCTGCTTCTTCAAGTATTCGGCCATCTTTCTGGTGGCCTTCAGAATCGGACCATCGCCCAAGCGTGGAAAAGCCTTACGCAATTCTTGCTCGATTCTATTCACCGACGTGCGTCCTTTCGGGTGTTTCTTCTTGTCCTTGCCGTACAGCAGTTCGGTCACCTCTCCGTCAATGCTCTGAGCGTAGAGCATGGACAAGTTCCCTGCCGCAGATCCTGCAGATGCCGGAGTCTGGTACCCAACGGCCTCTCCTTTGATCAACTCCAACCGGGAGTCCGACTGCATGGGGAACAACACGACCGACACCTTGTACACGCGCGCCTTGGTCACGATCTTGGGATCGTTCGGGTCTCTCTCCAGCGCCTTTCCTTCAATGGAGAACCCGATCTGTCGCCCCGTGTCGACGCCGGACGCCTGAGCCAGCGCCAGGCTCTTCGCCAGCGTGTACACCTCTTTTCCTTTCGGCGTCCCGAGAAGGAGCCAACCATCTCCTCGAGTGGCCCGTCTGCCGTCAGGCAGCGTGACCGGAGTCAGCGTTCCCGGAATCGGTACTCCCACAATGTTGTCGAATCCGTCCTGGTGCTGGTAGTTGAAGTAGCCATACTTGTCGAAGTAGCTCCAGTCCAGTCCCTCCTGCTTCAGATCTTCCCCTTCTCGGTCTGTGCCCTCGATCGTGAATGTCCCGCGAAAGCGAACGGCCATCTGCTCCGAGTCGTACCATGAGTCAGGGAGAGCGGGAACGTCCCCTTTAGCCAGGCGGCGCGGGTCGGCGTCTCCTACCAATTCCAGGAGGCCGCATGACATGCGCCAGTCCAGATCCTCCACGCGGTCCAGGAAGGGCTGAGTAAAAAGCGTGCTCATGTTGGCCTCTTTGCTCGCAGTCGCCCGTCTCTGTACTCCATGAACGGCGACACAACGATCGTACCACAGCGGCATCGGGGATGCACGGGCCACAGCGTGGCCTTCCACTGGCTTCGAGGAAGACCGGCGTTCGTTCCGTTCTGCATGAGTTCCTGAACACTCCAGGTGATCGGCTCTCCTCCACGCATGAATACACGCAGGCAAGCCGAGCAGGCCCCTTTTTCGGGCATTCTGATTACCTGGGCGTCCTTTCCGTACCGGTGTACGGCAAGCCGGGCTGCAGCCTGATTGTATAGCCCCTGCATCTCCGTCTCTGCGATTCTTCTCCAGTTTCTGGCGAAGTCTTTGGTCGCTGCCGCCAGTTGACGAGCCACTTGCTGAACTGGCGTTCCTTCCTTCTTGGCTCTGCTTAGAACGGCGCGCACCTTCTCCAGCGTGTTCTCGCGTGCTTCTGGGTCAGGAACGGACACGACTCTCTCGCCCTCCCACTGCTCTCCTACCGTATCTTGAAGAAGCTCAGACCAAGCGTTTCCTAGACCGCGAATCAAACTCCCCATGGAGTTCGCTGCTTCCTCCCAGTCATACACATTCACCACTCCGGGAGGGCTTGCTGACAAGAACACTCGCTCGGCATTCCTTGTAGGAGATAGTGACCTTCTCTCCTCTTGAGCCAAGGCCTGCGCCACTAGCCCTGCTGTTCCGCCATCTGCAGGCGACATCCCTTCCTCGAACGCAACAGGATACTGAACAGGAGATAGCGGGTGCATCCACGGTGCTGTCTTTTCTAGCTCAGCGAGCGTGTCCCGGTATCTCTGGTCGCCGGGCAGCACGTCTCCTAGATGTGTTCCTAGCAACTGCACCACCGCTAGCGGATCTTGCCCGTTTACTCGTACGTACTCTGTAGGCAGCAGAACGCCGTTACTCTTCAGATACTTGATTCGCTCTTCGCCTAATCCAGAAGCCTCCTCTCCAAGCATCTGTACCAGGAAGGCGTCTGTGTGCTCTCTGATGATGTCTTGTACGCGCTGCGCGTTCACTTGGTCACTTCCTTGGCGATGTCTTGCAGCATTCTGTCCATCCGGGAGATGTACGCTGTTTCGACCGCGTCAACGAGGTCAGAAAGCGACCGCAATTCGCCATCGTCCTTAGGATCTTGATGCACATGCACTTCTGCTTTTTGCACCGTGGCTGACAGCACAGCAGAAACTACCCGCTTGGCCAGTTCCGCCGGAGGTAGTTTCTTCTCTTCCTCTGTCAATCGGATGCGCAGGTGCATATGGCTATCTCCGTTGTTATTAGAACACGCACGCTACTTCTTCGTCGCCTTTCTTCACATCGAGATACTTTCTGTTCAGCGCAACACGCAACTCATCAAGTACGTCCTCTGCGCTCATGTCCTTGTCGGCATACACTCGAGCCGCTTCCATATACTCAGTATCGGTAAGCAAGCCTGCCTCTTTCATCTTTCGCGCCAGAGAGGCTACTTGCTTCTTTGTTGTTCCAGGGTCTAGCAGTAGCTCCTCGACTCGGTCTGCTGCCTTCTTGGCTAGCCTGTACGAAGATGCAACCGGCTTTTCGGCAGGCTCTGATACCTCTTCCTGTATGTTCTGCTCTTCCTCCGCAGACGCGCCAGATTCGTCTCCTGCGTCGTCAGCTACGGCTGCTGGCTTGCTCGTTACAGAAGTAGGCGACCATCCTCCGATGGCTCTCTTGACTTTGTCTGACCTATTCCCTACGGAAATGAGAGCCCTCGCGAACGCTGCCTTTCTCTCTTCTACGCTACTTCCTGAAAGAATGGTCGGGATGTCTAGGGCTTTCATCTCTTTACTGGATAGACCCAGTTCCTGTAGAGCGGCAACCATGCCTTGTTCATTTGCTCCGAGGTCATCAAGATACTTTGCCGCCTTCTTCACAGCCTCTGCTGTGTTGGGGCTGCCCACAACGGACTCTAGAAAGAGTACATCCTTGTCTTCTTTCTTCGGTGTAGGTGTGGCTACATCGGATACTTCTCTGGCCTTGTCTTGCTTCTTTTTGCGCGTACGCGTAACAGGGGCCCTTGCTTCTTCCGCTGCCTCTTTGCCTTTGTCCT